ATTCTCCATCACTGGCTCCAAAACTATGCCGACAGTTGACCCCTGACAGTCCGCTTGCTGTTCCATATCCGGTCAATGAGAACGGCGGAAACTTCTTGCTCTTACCAGAACGAGAATATATCTTTCCTTGCCACCATGCGTGATTTCCCGGATTCTCACCGCCGTCACCTGTTCTGGCTCCCATGTGTGCACTGACCAGAACTAAATCCCAGCTCATTTCTTCCATGCGTTTGAGGGATATATCTCCCGTAGCCTGTGCCACACCAGTTCTGACAGAACGTGCGACTGCTGTTTCAATTGTATCTTTTCTGCCAGATGGATATGTGACAGTAACACCATCACTCACAACGTTATTAACTGCCTCTTTGATGGCTTGCGTATACCCAATCGCCCCAGTCATTACATGGTTATACGCAAGGTCACATTGTTCGATATAGAGCCTCTGAGCGGCACTTGCAGTCGTTCTTGTGAAGTTCTTCCACTCTCCCATAGTCGCAAGCATATTTCGCTCCATGAGTCTTATCATAGCCGGTGATTGTTCGAGCGGTACGGGGCTTAATCCTGCCGCCTTGTATATCTTGTCATCATAATTCATTGCAGTGATTCCGGCATCCTCAAACGCTTCAAGAAGCTCCCGCTGTTCACGTTTGGTGTATTTGGATAATTCTGCCAGAATATCCTCTAACAGTTCACCAGATTCTTGTAGTGTTCTGATTCTCCACGCATCGGCATTGGTTAGGATATAGTCTTCGCCTCTGCCGATTCTTGCCATCATTCTCGACACGATCTCAGAGATGATATACTGATGCAACTCTTCGGCAATCTGTTCACTGCCCTCTGTTATCCGGCGTAAATATTCTGGGCTTAACATAATTACTCATCTCCAAACAGTTTTGGTTCGTCTGGCTGGGCTTCTTTAACCATTGCTACCGCCTCGTCTTTCGTCATTCCTTCGAATTTCACGAAATACATCCATGCCGGAACTTTTCCAGTGGTCACATACTGCCACCATCTTGCACGGTCGTTTTCACGCACATACAGAATATCACCAAAGTCGTAATTTACTTCATAGACTCCGACAGGTGCAAGTCCGTACAGGTCAGCGTAGACATTCAATGCGTAAATAACTTCGTTCAGACAAGATTCCAACTTATCCCTCACGTCTTTGATGAATTGGACTGTTCTCTGCTGTTCCGCTTCTACTCCCGTGGCTGTCTGTATGCCGCTAGATTCGTTAAAAACAAAGTATCCGTTAGAGAATCCAATCTTGTACCCTAACTGGCTTAAAATGGCATTTATGCCGCTTACACGAGTATCTGTGTTGAGAAATGGGTTGATTTCCTGATAAAACTCTTTCTCGTCCTGTCCGAATACATTTTTTACATAATCTGGTAAACTCATTTCTGAGCATCTGTGTTCCATTGCCTGTGGCGTCATAGCAGAAACAGGCGAGCCGCTTGGCATCAACAATCTGTCATCTGCTAGAACAGTTCGCTTAGAATCAAGAATTTCTTTTGCGTTCCTGCTATATGCAATGTCCAGGTCTTTTAACTCTTCAATTGCTTCTGCAAATATCGGCAAGCCCAGTGGTGTACTAATATCCACGTTATTCGCCTGTGGCGTCCGTAGAACTCCGTACAACGGTCCGTCCAGCTTCTCACCGTTTGCCTTGAGAATCGGCGGCGTATCTGCCATGAGGTCAGCCCATTTGGTTTGTTTGAGGTCAATCTTATCACCGATTGACTGAGGGGATTTTGACACATAAGCTCTGTTGGAAACATAGTACGGATAAGTTGTCGCACCATCTATTGTTGTCTCAACAAACCTGTGATATTCAAGCCGTGTGTAGTATTTCCGTCCAACAGTATAGGAATCTTTAAATATAATCCCTTTAATCTTCTGGTTATCATAATCCACAATTATCACATCTGCCGGAGTAAATACATCAAGGCTCTCCCCATTTGGTTTAATAAAAACTGTTCCATAAGCGCAGCCATATTCTACCCACTGACGAATTTGGAAATATACCTTGTCAATCTGCTTCTGTAGCCACGTAGCCCTTGCGGAACCGTCTATCTGAATGCCGATCGCCAATGTTGCGAGCCGAGCTGTCTCTGAGCAGACGGACTTTGCGAAATTAATCGTCTTGATGCCATCCTTATCATCTAACCATTCCGGCGCACCTCTATAGATGTTCGCACACCGGTTAATCAGTGATTCCATCTCCGGGAATTCTGCTGCTTGGATATTAAAATCCTCTTCGGCTTGTTTTTTGAAAATCATGTTAAACCACCTTTTTAGTGTTGTTATAAGTCCCATTTAATCTACCTTTTAAAATCCATCCATCTTACAGAAGTATCTCGCACAATAATGTCTTCATATTCTACAACTTTTAAGATTTCGTTAATGTCAGATGATCCATATATCTTTAAACCGATGCTTAAGAATTTATTTATTTTATCTGAAAAGTACCTATCTAACATTTTATGCACTGTTCCCCCTTCTTCTCCACAATGACTCTGAACCATACCGAACAGAATCTATCAAATGATTATCCTTATCCGGATATCCGCTGCAAATATTTCCGTCTTTGTCGCGTTCGTATTCGTACTTCTTGAACTCCTTGCAAGCATTTGGCGTTCTTTTTGGATCAAACACAAGCTTTCTTCTTTGCAGCCACTTCATAGAATACTCAATGCTTCCCGGCCCTTTAATTGCTCCCCTTGCTGGAAGTCCTAAGTCTCTGTAATCATTGATTGATTTAGGCTCGGCAGAATCGCAAGTAATTTCGTAATCATCGTACTGTCTTCGCTTAATTTCATTCGCAGTCCATTCATTTGATTTTTTGTTTTCGTAAATCTCGTCAATGAAATAGATCGTTTCTCTGGCTGAATCATAATAGATTCTGGAGAACGCATATTTATCCGGATACCAGCCCCAGTCAACTCCCTGATAAATTCTATCAAAATGGCTGATCTCTTCGTCCGTGATAGTTCTTTCTTCGATGTATTCAAAGATATTTCCGCCATTTCCGTTGGCTTTTCCTAGATACTCATTTTCGTAAGCATCCGGGTTTACTTCTTTTAGATGTTCAGCATCTGCAAGAAATACGTCGCCAAGCCACTCTTGTTCAATCCCTAAATTAAGGTATGTGCTATGCACAACCATTACATTTTTATCTTTTTCTTCTGCTTCTGCCGTGTACTCATTTGCCCAGTTGTTTTTACTTCTAGGCGGGTTGAATGACTTGAATTTATATGCTTCATTACCACCACGAATAGCAGACTGTTGAATATTTCGGATTTCTTCTGGATTAGAAAACTGATCTAACTCCTCAAACCAGACAATACCGATATATCCAAACTCCGGCTTAATAGACTTAATCTTTAATGGATCGTCAGCGCCACGAAAGTAAATCTTCTGTCCAGTGGGCTTATATGTGATCTCTATGGGAGATACCTTACACGTAAATTCCTCATTTAGATCTAATTTATCAATAGCCCATTTCATCTGAGCATAAACAGAATCTTTGATAGTGTTTCCAACTTTTCGCAGAATCAGAGCGTGCATGTTCGGATTATTCTTCATCAGTTCCGGTATAATCAGAGATATAGTTGAAGACTTCATAGAGCCACGTCCGCCGGGGAGAATGTATTCGCTATGTTTTTTTGCTCGAATGTCCCTAATCATTTTGTGGAATACGTCTGGGACAATATTCAGATCAATATGGTATTCACCTTGTAATCTGGCTTTTTCTTCTGCTTTCCGCTGTTCTTCCCTGGCTTCTTTTATGGCAAGCGTTTTTTCAAGATCATTCATGGATTTCAGCTGATCGGAGAAATCCGGAGCAAATCCAAATGAATCAGTTAGCTCACCTCTTGCGATCATGGAACGGCGTTGCTGAATTTCTGCCAGAGACATGATATCAGTGCCTTTTTGTTTTTCGATGAGAGACTGCTTTTTGGCTATATATGCTAAAACCTTATCATTTCTTATCAGTCTATATCCTTCTACTTCATAATTTTTATATCCGGCTTTTCTCGCGGCATCAGATGCATTTCCTCCATTCTTTATGTATTCATCTGCAAACGCTTTCTGCTTAGGCGTTAAGTCCATCTAATCACCTCTGTCTATCCTCATTTTCTGACTGCCTCCCATATTTCTTTTAGGCACATGACTACATCATACTGAGATGCAGTTCGGAGTATTTCGTAATCACAATCTTTCCATTCGCCCCTTTTTGTGAGGTGAAGTGTAGGTGTTGATATAATTGTTACTGTTATCAATCGTTCCTGTTCACGACTGTAGAATTGTGATGTTCCGATTTTTATAATTAATCCAGTAGATAATATAGCTTTTTGAAGTTTTCTTGTAACTGCTTTTAAGTTTGCCATATCATCACCTCATTTCTGGCTATAAAACCCCATAGTAACACTTCTGAGTATATTCTATCACAGGTCCGCAGAAAAGTTGTGGTACATGTTTGAGAAATTTTGCGTTAAAAAAGAGCCGGTAAATACCGACTCTCTAATTTTATTCGTTGTTACGTAATTTTCTGATCGTCTCGCCCTGATCTCCCGGACACCCCATGAAGCACTCCGGGCAATATTCGTAAAATGTGCATCTGATACAGTCATGCGGACTGATTGAGCTGCAATATTGATGCAGTACTGTGAATGCTGATATGGCGAGCTGAGGTGTTATTTCTGGTGGTTTAAACATCATGTTTTTGCTCGCCCTGGTCACTTCCACATTATCATCTTTGAACTTTATAGTATCCCCATTACATTTTATCGTAACTTCGTTCTTTTCTCTGTCAATTTCAAGTGTAGGCTTGTCCAACATGATTATCAACTCCTTCTCATTAATGTGCAAGTAATCCAACAAACAGCGGAAGAACTAATGCCATTAAGCATAATGGTTCTTTTGTATAACTGAGTGCCGCTATTACGGCAAATGATGTACTGGCCCATGCTACTGATTTCGCCATTGCTGTATTAAAATCCATTTAATCACTCCTCTCCCCAGTCAATTTTCTGCCCGCATTCAGAACAGTACTTGCTTATTTTATTACCAATAACAGGTGTTCCGCATTTCGCACATTTTTGAGTGGAAAATATATTGTACGGAAAATCTGGAACATATTCTTCAGGTTTGCATGGAATCTGCTTTTCCAATGCTTTTGCTCCGGAATCACACGCCCATGCTTCCTTGAGATATTTTTCCTGCCATTCATCTTTGTTTTCAGAACTTTCAAGGAAACATAAATGCTGATCTCTCATATCGGATAATATGTCTTTTGCTTCTTCTGGATTCATATTAATCTACCTCT